GTGAGCCCGAAGCAAAGGCGGCCGGACCGTCGGGAAGGTCACGCGGGCGTGCAGAACACAACACATTAATAATTAATCAAGTTTTACATATGTAAATCACAAATGTAAAAACAATTTTAAGACCTAGCGGTGCGACACCGCTCCAGTCTTACGACTAGATATCAATAATTTACATACGGTTGTTTGTATTACATAGTACTATGCAGCAAAAGTGATGGTGGATCTGCGCGAGGTAAAAAAAAAGACCCGAACTATGTCGGGTCTTACACTACTTAAAAAGATCCTCACCAAAAAAGCGACGATACAGGACAACAAAGGTCCGAGTATAAAGCAAGGCGAGGAGAATAGGAACAACAATAGCGCCAGCCAGCGCAAGCAATAAAAACAATATATACAAAAAGGTTTCCATACCCAAATATACCTACGGTTTCTGGTTTGACCAAATTTTTTCAAGATAATCAGAAATCATCTTTTTCTTATAATCCGAAAGATCGGTATTATAACGACCAAGTATCTGACGGATGATACGCTGGGCGAATTCAGCGCCGTTAGAAGCATCGTCAATATCGAGCAACCGAAGGAACGTCTCGTACTTTTCACGATCTCGCCTAATATCATTAAGGCCAGCCATAGAGAGAAGTTCAGTTGTTTGAGCACCAGTAAGATTAACACGATTATCACGAAGAGCGTCCTCTGTTGTAGTCTGAGCCTTAGTGAGACCAGTCTGCGCCTTTGTAGAATCAATTTGAGCTTTAATCAAATCACGCTGTTTCTGCAAATTCTGCCTCATTTCCTCCGAAACTTCTTTATCGGCAATTAACTTGTCGATCTTCGACAGGGTTTCAGAATAAATACCGCGCTTAATTTGCAAATCAGCCTCATTAACAGCACGCCGGAATTCTTTATCAATTTCATCAACATCAAGCTGCACTTGCTCGCGCTGTTTCTTAACAATATTCCAATCAAACTCAAGTTGTTGCAAATCTTTGGTAACTTTCGGGTCTTTCGTATCACCACGAAGTTTCGCGGCTTCGGCATTCAGCTTATCAACAGTAGCATCAGCAATTGCCTTTTCGTTCTTCATGCGCTGACGCTCAGCGATAGTAGTAACAAAATTAAAATCACTAGAACCCATGGGAGTCTGAGAATTTGGGGATGAAGCATCAGTAACAATACCAGCACCACCGGGAGAATTTCCAAAGACAGCTTGGGGGGCTATGCCAGCAGAACGCCATTTGGCAACCTGGCGAGAAGGCCTGTTCATCTCCTCAAGTTGATTAACACGCCGTTTCCAATAATCATGCTCCAGAGCCATATTTTTCTCATTACGAGATTGGGCAATTGCATTATGACCTTCTTTCATTGCAAAGGAAGCGGCAGCAGCACCTAATCCAGCTAAAATACTCATAATTGTTCAATTTTTCTTTGTAAAGTAGGGTAGAGGACGTGCTTTCCGCACTCCGCAATATATATCAAGTATATTGCGGCCTCTACCCATGGAAATTGTTCAATTAGTCGAAATTTGGTTCTTTGGCTCCATCCTTCAAAGCACGGGACTCAGATTCAGAGGCCATAGTAGACGCCATATCCATCAAATCAAGTTTACCTACAGTAGGATCAGTAAATATATTAACATCACCGGATGCAATGGACTCTGTATCATCGAAGGCATCCGGCAGGGATTTACGAGTAGAAACTCCATCCAAATCAACACCACCATTAAGGTAATAAGACATAGGACGAGCAACAACAACCTTGTCTACAAAAGGATTGTATTCACAAGATAAAGATGAATCCTCCGAAAAACAAGGAGGGTAGGTTATTTTCTTTTTCTTATACATAACAATTAAGCTTTAACTAACGACCAAGATACGGCATATAATTCGCAGAAAGTGAGGAAGTAACCTTAAGGTCAAAAGTACCATAATACGCAAAATTACCAGACATCAAAGTTTGATCAACAAAAACATACTGCCAATCAAGAGGATTAATATAAGTCCCGGTATATTCTCCATCTTGATAAAAACCGGTACCATCATCCGGAAAGTAAGTAGTAAAACGACGAGTCAAAACCCAATACTGATAGTTGCCATTCTGCGCAAAATCACCGTGCAAACGGGGATAATCAGTACGAAGCCACGACCATGCAACCTCTTCACCAACAGAAACCGTATTAGGGTCAATAGTTACACCGGTACCATCATTACCAAACCATGGGCTTTTCTCCTGATCAAGACCGGTACGGTTAAAACCGCGGGGCATCATCGAAAAACGATGCCGGGGAACCAATTGAAAACCGATACCATTCAATTCGGGATTAAAATCATCACCGAAAGAAATGGATGCCAAATCCGGATGCAAACCTTGAGAGTACGCAGGCTCCGGAACAAGCATAGTAATAAGCATAAAAGTGCCGGGTTCCTTAGCATAATAATCAATACCGGAATGTCCCGAATAATCACAATACCTATCAACACAAGCCGCAAGCTGGCCTAAATTTGCATCCTCACCAGAAGCCGAACCATTAGCCATAGCTCGAACGTTCGACGGATTTATAGAAGCCTGCCAAACACCAAGGAAATCCGGCTTATTAATATAGGGCGCCGAAGACTTAGTACCCCAAAGAGTACGGAAAATATCACCAACACGACCGCCGGAAACAAAAAGACGGTCCATCCAGTTCTGAATCTTCGTTTTCAAACGAAGTTCCGGAACGGCAACAGAAAAACCTGTATCAGTATTTACATCAAAAGCATTCATAACCTCAATCTCAACAGTAGGAGAGGAGCCTTGTTTAATGATATTTCCAAACAAGTCAGGAGAGTAGGGAACAGACAAAAGACCACCATAACCTTGAATTCCGGCACAAGCCATAGCTACAAGCGAGTTACTTTGCGTCTGGCCTTCCGTAAAAGTATGAATCAACTCGTGACCGGTACCCGAATTAGTAACATTTCGCACAGCATCTAAGGCATATAAAAAAGAGTTAGGGTCCAAAGAGTTAAAAACATCGGAAAAGAAAGGACGATACAACGATTCCTGCTGACCATCCGGCCGAACTCTTTGCATTTCACCAACGCCGCGGGTAAAATACATATAGTCCTCTTGCATATTGGCAATATAATAATAATGCGAAAGAAAATAGGCAAAAAACGGAGCGGCGTTGAACTTAAAGGAAGGAGGATAAATTTCACCACGAACACCAGGATGTTGAGCCGTATTAGATCGGCCTAAATTAGGGCAAACAGCACCAGCAGCAACACCAAGCCAATCCCAAAGGCCACCACGGCCAATATGAGTAGGCTGACCAGAGGAACCGGTAGCATTCAATTTATCGGAAACCCAGGACTCATAAATTTTCTTTTGATCTGAATTCAGATCCAAACCAAAAGTAAGACGACGAACAATACGGCTGTTTTTAAAAGCAGGATCAGGATAATTCTTAGGATTAGTGCCAGCAAGAGAAAAATAAACCTTACCAAATTTTGTATACTCATCGGGTTTAAAACGACGACCGTTAGACATCCAACCATAAATAGCAGAATCCGGTGTAAAAGTAGCAATAGTAATAAGCTTGAATCCATTCATAAGAGGGCCCAACATAGGCTGAGACTGCAAAAGCTCATCGATCCGACCACGAATACGATCACCAACATTCAAATGGCGATGATGAACCGGAATGGCCAAACCAGGATGAATAGTGCCATAAGCAGAGGAAGCACGCCGATGTGTGGCGCGCGGAGTCTGATTCTGATAATCAGAGGGAATACGATACTTTGACATTATTTAAATTCTTTGATTTTATTCATGATTTCCTTAAATCTATCAAAAGAAGAAACACGTTCAGTGTGGAGTAGGGGGAGCGCAGGAGTAAGACCGGAAGCGATATTCTGATTCAAAGTAGAACGACGCATTTCATCACGTTCCAATTTACTACTAAACTTCTGACCTTGCCAACTAAACTCAACAGGAGGATTGATAAGACGATCAACAACCATATTTTGCTTATCAACATCAGAAAATATTTTATTATAATAATACCGCGGCATAGCCTGCTGGAAACCATTCAAAACCATAAAAGGCTGATAACGCTGATTTTCCAATTTATGCAGGGAGGACTCCTCAGTATTAAGATAATTAGAACCAATACCAAAAGAAGAGATAACACGAGGGCGCACCTTATCGCCGTTGATAGACTTCGTGACATATTTAGTAATATACGAACACGTTTCTTCAGATACATACCCAACGAAAACAAAACCATACTTCCAATGAGAAGCCAACAAGGGGTGATGACCGGGCATATCCGAATCATAGCCATCTATCAAAGCTTGAGGAGCATTAAAAAGAATGCCGTGATAATGAGGACGACCACGAAGAGTGCCAAACTCACAAACAAACCAATGTCGGATTTGTTTACCATAATCCTTGCGAAGACGATCCAAAAACAACCTGACAGCCTTATTCGTGTCTCTCGAAAACTTCTCCAAGTTATCGTCATCGAAGGTTAAAGTAACAAACAGACAAGTGCCGGGCGGATATTTACGAAGCTCGTACAAAAGACGTATGCGATATTGATTGTTATACGACTTCTGGCAAGAATGACAATAACCGCAAGGAACCTCTAAAATATAATCCGGAGGCCAAAAACAACCGTAAAAGGTCCTAGCATAATTAACAATCTCGGTGTTTGTCATGTTCGCATAACGACGGTTGACGATCACCTTAGGTTGTTCACATGCCACTTCTTTGGAAGAGTTGTAAACCGGAAAAAAGGCTCAACGGGGACCTCTACAATAACAACATCATCAATTGCACGAGTATAGGCATAAGGAAAGGAAACGTTAGAAACCCAGTCTTTCCAACGAATAAAATCGTCAAAATGATCGAACTGAATAACCAAAACGGGCATTTTGCCCGCTTTGGTTCTCCAAGTCACAGAATCGGACCAAGTTATTAAAGCTTCTAGACCTCGCCACGAATTCGAAGCCATAAGACGCTCGAAAATATCCTTAGTTACCGTTATTCTCTCCGGGCGCATACGGCTCGGTAGTCTGCAAGAAAACATCAATTTTCGAATCAGCACCGAAACGTGCCTTAGCGTCGTCAATCACAGCAGAAAGATGCTTAACATCCACAACCGAAAAATAAGGACGACCATTCACAACAAGAATATACTCCTTCTGAATTTTCATAATAAATTACTTTTTCTTTATAGATCCAACTTGCTCATATTTAATAATAGTAGTAGTAGTATCACCTTTCACAAAGCTGGAAACACTTTGAGCAACATAGTGAGAAGTAGAGCAAGACGTAAGAAAAAACGCCGAAAGAGCGGCAACAATCGCACTTACAAGCGTCCAAAACTTCCTACTTTTCAGCAGATTCTTTAATTTTTCCATCTTTTAAAACTGTTTCCAAACCAAGACCAATAATAAGGTACTTAGCAGATTTAGCAGTACACTGAATTTCAGTGCCATTAGGAAGAGCGATTACAACCTCGGGAGTTTCCATGATTTATTTTTGTTCTAAATTACGCAATACAGTTTGAAGACCATCAATAATACCATCAAGAATAGTACAAACTTGCTCATTACCACGTTTAAGAAGATATTCATCAATGGCAACAAGCTTTGAATAACAAACCATCAAAATAAGATCGTTGTCTAACATAATATCATTATAAATTCCACATCAAAGTGCTCACGCACAACGTATCAAGCGGCTATGCTCTCCGAGAATTTAACATAATGGTAATATTACA